ATATTTATATATTTATTATTATTATTAATTAATAGAATATAGAGTTAACTATTAACCTTAACTTGTCTAATTACTGATATATAAGATTTTTAAACAGTTAAGGGTTATCATTTTTCACTTAACTAAACTATTAACCATTAACCTTGATATAACATGTAACTGGCTTTTTCGGATCGTTTTCATTGTGCCATGAAAAAACTCCTAATTCTGTTGGTGTATCTACGCTAGGCATAAATCCAATTGGTTTAGCAACTTTCTTTTCCCACTCTCCTGTTAAAAATGTAGGCAATTGCTTTTCAAACTTAAATTTATTTAACGCTACAATCCCAGAATCTTTGCACCATGCTTTATACAACCACCACAGAAATTTACTAGGTAGTCTCTTTGATTCAAATTTAGGAAACCATTCATTGACGAATGCTTTAACTGTGTCATTTGATTCTTTAAATTCTTCTAACTGTACTTTAGTTGCTGATGGTTCATTAAACTTATTAAAATTGATTTCAAGAGCTTTTTTTAAAACATACTCTCTAACATCTTCCCTATAAATATAGTCATCTTTAATCGCCCAATTATCTTCTTTAGGTGAAAATGTTTTTCTAAAAGGTATAATTGTAAATCGTCGATAAGTACCGTTTGATTTATTCTTGAATCGAGGCAATTCATTTGTTGATTGAATGACTGTTTTTCTAAAGATAGTTGTATAAGGTTGTTTATTCTTCTCCTCTACTAATACTGGTTCACCAGTAACGACCGAATTGAAGTTAGATGATTCGTCTACATATATACCAGCTTGCACATCGTCACCGATAATTACTGTTTTACCTTCAATCATTGATAAGGCGAATCGTTCTGAAAATTGGTTAAGCTTTAATGTTGCAATGTTTTTTAAACCAATTACATTAGTTATAAGTTGCTGAACAGTACCTTTACCGTCGTTTCCTTCACCAACAAACCAAATTGATTTGCGGTAAGAATAATTTCCATTTAATGATGCTGATATGACTTGCCATAGTAAATCAACTAATTCTTCGTCATTTTCCATTAAGTCTAATAACCAACTATCGACATCCCAACCATTTATATTTGGCGACTTAGCGAATGCATCGTATTCTGTCGCAATTGTCGAAAATGCCACAAATTGATGAGTAAAACCTAAAAGTTTTTGTTCTTTTTTGTCATAGATACCGTTTTTCACTAAGATAAACCGTTTTGGATTTTTAAAATCACCAATTGAAAAATTAGAGGAGAATCCATCATATTTATGAATCCTATTATTTGAAGAAAGCATAAATAAGACATTTTTAGCTTTTTGTTCGTTAAAGGTAGGTTCTAACAACCTAATTACTTTATAGGCAAATGATGGGTCTTTGTGATAATATCCGTTATCAGGATCATAAACGGCAACCCTCCCATTGGATAATGTGATAATGTAAAGTAGGTATTCCATACCTTGAGATACTGCTAATTCATTTAATGTTGTTCGTTTTGTATCTTTTTCTTGCGCAGTCCCATCTTCATTTACTTTTGAGTTAGCTTTTTCAAGCCATCTATCGCGAAAATTTTTTGCGCCTAATTTGATTTCTTTCCAATCGTTAGGCCTTTGCTCATATATATCGATTATTTTATTTTCATATTCTGCTTTAATAGCTTGTATATTAACTGCCACTTCTTCTATCAAGCTCCTTTCTCAACATGCTCTCATATGTTGCATCAACTTCGTTTTCTGGCAATGGATTTGGTGTGTAATGATTAGCAAGCAATGCCAACTTATATACTGCTTCTTCGTCAACACCTCTGAGCAATAGTCCGCCTATTAGACTTGCAAGTGAATTGTTTCTACCACCAGCATCCCCTAGACCAAAGACAATTTTTTCAAATAATTTAGCAGTCTGACTACTGTATCCACTATTACCTTTACTACTGAAATCCCTTGCAACCGTTTTTCTTGTATGACCAATCAATTCAATCAATTCAATTGGCGATTCTGCGAATTTTCCGCCTTCAAGTGAATTTTCTTTATCCCATACATAACTGCCATTCGTAGTGTTAGATGGCGCAACTAAGACATAATTGTTGTCATTAGCTTTGATATCGACACCGTCTAAGAAACCAACACTCTGGTTAATTGATACACCTTTAGGTTTCTTAAGAAAAATATGTCTACCCCCAGTAGGGGTGATGGCTTGAGTTGTTTCTGGAATAAGGTCTTTACCTTCCCAATTATTAAAACTTTCAAAGCCATCAATATCACCATGAACATCTATGTCAATTACAAAGAAGTTATCTGTCCTTACTGCAATATTTGCATCAGGATTTTCTTTCCATAATAATTTGATTTCATGTTCAGTAAACGATTTATTTTTAAATTTTGTTAGTGGTCGTTTACTTTTTTTATCAATTGGAATGACAGAAAATCCGTTCTTCTGATAATGCAGTGCATAATCTACCATTCCTGTAATCATATTAGAATGGTAAGCCATCTTCGATTGATTTTTGATTAGGAATCTTGTCAGCTAATTGTGATGATTCCATTGACTTAATGTTCAATCGATTCGTTACTTTACCTTGATATTCATTATCTTCATTTTTAACTGTTACTTTTAATGCTTTCCCGCGAATCTGATCTAAGAAATCTTTTTCTGATTCAATTACTGCTGATGGTGGAAATTCAATTGCTTTAGCATATTGTTGTAAACGGAACTCTAATGGCTTACCTTCTGCTTTTGAATACCAGATGCGGTCGAAAATTAATTGATTGTGAAATTCTTGTTTGAAATCATCACGGATCTTTAGGCGGATATCTAAGAAGTCTGATCCGTTTGGTGTTGCTGACTGTTCAGCAGTATCTACAAATACTTCATAAGTTCCGTCTGTGATTGATGCGAATTTTTTTGCTTTTGAATAATCTACTGTGAATAATGACATAATTTTATCTCCAAATTTCTTTTTCTTGTTGTTTATAGTAAACCCACCCTTTTTTGTAATTGTGGATAAGTGCGAACGCTTGTAATTCTGGTAATGTTTGACATTGTCGCCAATTCTTACCGTATTTTTTAACTTTAGAAAAAACTGCATAGTCTCTTGGACTCATTTCTACATTTTTTCCGTTTAATTCAATCTCGATGATTTCATCAACTCTGACTAGTTCACCGTTAACTTTTTTCATTTCTACCTTTTTAGGCTCTGGTTTCAATTCCTCACCACAGTATGGACAGCACCCATTTACTATATCTGTTGAGAAGAAAGCACCATAACATTTAGGACATTCTCTTGTAGCTGGTGAATCGTCTTTATCTTTTGATTTTTTCTTTTTACCTTCAAGAATCCAATTCCTATCTTGATTAGGGAAACCGTGGATTTTCCAATTACCGACGTGATCAATTAAGATAGCTTCCTTCCCATCTCTTGGATTCAATGCGCGCATTGCGAATTGTAAGTACAATGACAATGAGGTTGTAGGTCGTAACATAATGCATACATCAACATTTGGTAAGTCTATTCCCTCTGTAAAAAGGTTTACATTCACCATTATTAGTAAGTCCCCATTTCTAAAGTCTTTCATAGCTTTATCTCTAATTTCTTTAGGTGTACTACCATGTATTACAGCTGATGAATAACCTCTCTCAGAAAATACTGTTGCTATTTCTGTTGCTTTTACTACAGAACTTGCATAAACGATTGCTTGTTTCCCTTTAGCTAAATCCTCATAATGTGTGACATAGTCACCGTTAACCATTTTCCAGCTATCTAATGATTCATCAATTGATTTAACTGTGTAATCACCGTGTGATTTTTTAAGTTTTTCTTTATCAATCAATTCAAGTGAATAATATCGATATTTTGAAATATTGCCTTGGTCTTGCAACCATTTTATGGATTTACCTACGACTAAATCATCAGCCATATCTTTAAACCCAGAACCATCTAGCCTAATTGGCGTACCTGTAAAAAATAAATGATAAGCTTTATCAAAGTAATTCAATATTTTTTGATACTGTTTTGCTTTGATATGATGCGCTTCATCCACTAAAATGATTTCTGGTGGTGGTAGGTTTTCTAATTTTCTAACTAGACTTCCTACAGTTCCTATTGTTAATAAGTCTGTATTAACACCATTACGATTAAAAGTTTCTTTAACTTGATCGTTTATTTCTTTACGATGACTGAAAAATAATACATGATTCCCTTTGTCTGTAGCACCTTTAGCAATATGAGCCATTACAACTGTCTTACCGCTTCGAGGAGGTGACTGAACCATTATGCGACGATTACCATTTAGAATTGATTGCCCTATGTTAGCTACTAATTCTTCTTGATAATCTCTTAAATTAATTATTTAAATCACCTCACTTGCTTAGGGGTTTCGATGATTTTCTTAATATCCCAACCTCTATTTAATCGAGTATTGAAAGTCGAGTAAGAAAGACCAATTATTTTAGACCATTGAGCCATTGTATGAGTCTCCCCTTCGTAGGTTAAAAATCTGTTTCTAGTTGTGTTGTTGTTTTGAACAACTCGATCAACCCATCTACAGTTTTCTGGGGCATAATCACTAGAAACATTAATTCTATCTAAAGTTAATTCACTACTATATCCATGTTCTATTGACCAAGATCTAAAAACCAAATAATTATGTTTCCAATCTTCGCATACGCTAATGCCTTTTCCACCATAATATTTGTAGTTCTTAGCATTAGTATCACGGCATCTTTGATTCATAGCTATCCATATACTATAAAGGCGTTCTTTTTTTGCAAATCCATGCTTCATTCACTTTCACCTCCAAAATTAAACAAATCTTCAATCTTACAAGCGGTTCTTCCGTCCAATCGATTCTTGGCATAAGTGCCTTCACTACCTTCAAGAATTAATCCACGAGAACCTGTTTTTGCATTGACTATGATGCGACCGACAACATCGGTCAAACCTAATAACTGGTCTAAAACAGAATCTCTAATACGTGGTACATATTGAGTGATAATTTGTCCTGTTTCTAGATTCAGGTCTTGTGTAGCTTCCCAAGCGGTTACGTAGATGTTGATTGGTTTTAAATAGATAGTTGTTAACACTCTTAAGAAGTAATTAGTCCATTGATTGTAATGTTGCAATTCGTTGCTGATACCATTTTTAGACTTACGACCTTGTTCGATAAACCAGTCAGATTGTAGGCTTGATACGTTATCAATGACTAAGTTATCGTATTGTTCTAGCACTTCATCAACTTCTTTTAAAAAGGTATTGATGTCATCTGACGGATGCTCTCTGTCAAATGATATTGCTCCATCATCATCAATCGTTCGAACATCAACATTTGGAATACCTTCCAAAACTTTGTGTGAATTATCAAGTGATAATACTAATGTATTTCCTTTTAACTGTTTGATAAGTGACGTCTTACCTAGTCCAGCTTTCCCATAGATAAGTATTCTCCAATTGTTCGTGCGCTGTAAATCTGTCGCTTTAGTTATCTTCAATGTCTAATCCCTCCACATAATCATGAGTAGCATTCCTATAATCAAAGTCGTTGCGCTGTTGTCTGTGTTTTTCTTCAAACATTTCGTCTACGAATTTTCTATCTAAATGCTCCGAATATTCGTTTGCTAAATTATCTGCAAAATCGTTCATCCGTCTATTTATTTCATTCTCAATTTTAGTATCGAATAAATCAATTTTGTCGGATGTTATATCTCCATGTTTGCAGTTATAACTCGGTACTATTTGAATTTTTCCGAAACTTGTCATGTATGTTCTATAATTTTTCAATCGTATGCCCTCGCTTGCCACGTTACTGTTGGGTCATCTTCTTCGCAGTAAGGACAATTTAAATCTCTGTAATCAGAAATGTTTTCCCAAGCCTTACCGCAATTTGTGCAATAATATTCTCTAACTATCAATATGATTCCTTTCTTTATAGTCGTTAACAACAATATCGATATTGTATAAATCATTTGTCATATCTTGGTTTTCTTTACTTAAAAAACCATTTTCTTGTTCTAACTCTAAATTTCTGTCTAGTGCTTCTTTTAGATCCTTTTCCAATTTCGCTTTTTTCTAACTTCAATTCATACTCACGATGAATCAAGTCTTGCAAATCAACAATATAATCTTCGTTTGGAATTTTAGAGTCACCCATTAAATAAGCAAGAGTTACATTAAAGTAGTTTGCGACACGACTCCAAAATGCATCGTTATGCATTCTAGGTTGGTATACCTCGTAAGCTTTTATTTCTTGTTTAGCAATGTATAAACCTTTTTCTTTTAACGCTTCTGATAACTCTTCTTGAGTCAATCCTTTTTCTTGTCGTAGTTGTTTAAGTCTGTTCATTTAAAACACCTTCTTATTAAGCTTTTCTTTAGCCTCTAATTTAGCTTTTTGAATTTTATCTTCATATTTACAAATTGCTTCAAGATTAAATTCAATGAAATTTGTAACAACTTCATTTAGTAATTCATCTTTTGAAGTTCCATTCATTTTAGCTAATACTTCTACCTGTTCTTTTTGTAGTTCAGTAACTTTTGCTCTTACAAATGAAACACCTGCGTATCTATTTGGTTTATAAATACCGCTCATTCAACATCTCCCATCATTGCATCATATTTTTCAGCATTATGTTCCCATCCATTGTTTTGGATAGTCCACTCTTGTTTTTGTTCTTCTTCTTGTTTTGTAAAAAGCCAATTAAAAAATTTCATTTGTTCATACTCCTTAAAAATCGTTGGACGTCTTGCAAATCGTAAGTGTACTTGCCACCTTTTACTTTTTGGTGGTATCTAAATTTACCTTTGTCACGCCAATTTTCTAAAGTAGTTCTACCCCATCCAGTTATTGTTTGGAGTTCTTTAATGCTGACCCAATCAACTTGTCTACGTTGTATTGCTAATTCTTCTGCAATCAGAGCCTTTAATTCTGACCTGCTAATTGTGATAACATCATCCATTGATTAATACCTCTCTTTCTGGTATAATTAAATAACTTAATATTTGTGTGAGTCCGACTGCTATCGGACTTTTTTGTTGTCATTGAATCCGTCCAGACTGTTGAATAACTGCTCCATAATATGGATTTCGTTTTGGGGTTTCAACTTTCTCTTTAGCTTCAATTGTGATTGTGTTGTCTGACTTAATTAGTGTAATCAGCAAAGGTGATAATATTGCTATTACAGTCAGACTTTGTGCGATTGTTAGCTCCATGTGAGTTCCTTTCTAGTTTACGCTTTGTGTAGTGTTGTCGATAAAAATTTCGCTAATGCTTTTATGAAAGAAATTAGCAATTTTGAACATTTCTGATGATGAGAAATCAGTCCTACCAAGTTCTTTGTTTCGGTAAGAAACTGATGTTTTCCCTATTACATCAGCCATTTTTTCTTGAGAAATATCATTTTGTTTTCTCAATTGATACAATACAATTTGCATTTGTCCCAAATTATTCTCCTTTCTGATTTTTAGTTTTATTAGCTTTTCTTAAGCTTGACTTTAGTATACTCCAAAATTTGTTAAGTGTCAACAGTTTTCTTTCTAAAAAATAAAAAAACTTTTCAAAACGTGAAAATAACGATATAATATTTTTGTTGTAATCAATAGAAGAAAAGGTTGAAAAAAATGAACGAAAACGAAATTAATAAATTTGTTGGGAATAAAATAAGATAGCTTAGATTTGAAAGAGGATTAACTCAAAAAGAACTCGCTGAAAAGAATAGGTATGGGAGACACAACCATAGCTAATTACGAAATCCATTATACCCGCCATTATGCTAAATGTCCGTTGTAGAGGACATAAAAAAAGACCCCCACAATTAAGTGAGGGGTTTTGTTATATCTTATTAAGTTTGAATCCTTGGATATATCGAACGTGAGCAGGGTAAGCCTTACTAACATGTTCAATTTGAATACCAGTATATTGTTTTTTGATAAAATCAACTTCTGCTTTATCATTTACTTTGCTATAAGTTCCACGGTCAAAATTTAGTAAAAGGTAATCGCCTTTTTTATATCCGTTTAAATCTTCATCGAATATTAATAGCCTTGCGCTAGTTTGTTCATTAGATGCCACTGATTTAGTCTCCTTTGGTTGCGGTTTAGGTGTTTCTTTTTTTTGTGTGCCATTGTAATATTGCTTAACCTTATCAATATACGCTGGTACGTCCATAGCTTGTGGGCATGCCGTTGCAAAAACTGACCTATGAGGTACGATAGTTTTATTACTTGGTGCAATTCCTAGACGTTTACAAATTTCAGCTACTAGCTTAGCCCCAGTCTCAATTGTTTGAGCTGAAAAAGTGGAATTTTCTCCATTAATTCTATTGTTTACATGTTCTACACCGATACTATTTTGATTAGTGATTGCTCCTGTTCCTCCACAATGCCACGCTGTGAAGTTTTCGCCAACACAACCTACAATTTGATTGTCATGGATAATGTACTGTGCGCTTGCATCTCTTCCGCCAACGGTCCATGTATCAACTGCATTCTGAACCGATAATCCATACGTTCCGTGTAATACAATATATTTGATTGCTTTCATGTCACGCTCTCCCCAACTTCCAAATATTTCAGGGCGTGAGCTAGTGATTAAACTTGAGTAAATATCTCCATTAACATTTTTAACTCCCATAGGCTCTCCTTTCTTATCAGTTGGTAAGTAAAACCAACCAATGACTTTACCGATTTTGATGTTAGTTCCTGATACAAATAGAGAACCATCTGCATACCAGTCGCGTTTAACCGCTCTTACTGGTCCGCCGACTTGATACTGGTCATTGACACCGTCTGCATTAGTATCTGTAAAACCGTCTACATTGGCTTCTAAACCAATGATTTCAGTTCCGTCACTATCTGTCGTTGCCATGCCAATATGCCCATAGGGATTACCCTCAGCAGTGGTATCAATAACATAAAAGGCGGTTGCTTTTGGAGCTTTGTTAGGTCCATCCATTTCTACTACAAAACCGTTTGATTTTGCTTTTTTTAAAGCATCAATAGCATTTGTATATGATAGATTCTTATCAGTAAAATGTTGCACGATTTTATCAACTAACACAATACACTGTGAGCCCCACTTGTTTGTGGGGACTGTCACAAATGTATTAGTCAGCGAGTTTGCATAGTTTAAAATCTCGCTGTTTGTTGTCATAGGCTACTCCTTTGGTTTTATATAAGACATAGCCATTGGGCTGTCAGACAATCCTTTAGTCGTAGGGTCTGGTATAACGTTGATAATGTTTACCAAAGTGATACCAACCACGTAAGGATTTGAAATGGCTTTTACAAGCAAGTCTGCAATAGCTTGCCAAGTTGTTAAATCTTCAGCTTTTAATCCAAAATAAGTTAAAATGGGAACAAAAATAGCTAGGATAACCCTAGCTAAAAACAATTTATTTTTTGTTGTGAATCGCACTTTCCAGTTAATTTTCATTTTTTGTCCTCCTTTAATTTAAATAAAGTTTTGATTTGTTCGTCATGAGCTATAACAGTATCTTGATTAATTTCAACTTTGTCAGCTAACTTCTCGTATTTGTTGCGCAAGTCTTTCCTATCTGCGTAAGAATCTTCCCATCTGTGCTGGTTTTCTTTTAATTCAAAAGCTAATGTTTGAGTGGTTGCTTCTAACAATTTCATTGTCGCTTGGTTTTCCTCAAGGGTTTTTTGATTACTTTCAAGCGAACGCTGAAAAGGCTCCAACATTCGTGATTGTAGTTTACTAAATAACCCCCAAATACCAGTCAGAGCTACACACAAAGCGCCTATTTGCAAAATTAAATCCATACAGCCTCCTTTCTAATTTGTTCTAGGCGTCAAGCCAAATTCGAGTTTGAGTTGATTTGCGTCGTAATAGGAATTAACATCATTGATAATACGATTTGCAATAAAGATATTCCCAGCCTTACCGAAGTGCTGATTACCATTATTTAAATGTAATTCGGGATGCTCCGTAACTGTTAAATCAGAAAGATTAATAACGTTTAAATCATACTTTGTAGCAATTTCATTAATTACCTTGTTTGTAGCAGGAATATCTCCACCAAAAACATGGAAACAAGTAGAAATGTGAATGGCAACATCTGGATTAGCATTTTTTATTGTTTCAATCAATCTGCAATAGTAACCAGTTTCGGTTGTTGCATACTGGTTATAATCAGTAAATGCATTAACGTCAGCCGCCATTGTATCGGTTAAACCGTTGTTAGTTCCTAACCAAATAAACACCGTATCATAGTCGGCAAAATTATATTTCGGTAATTCATCAGCGAACCACTTAGATGGGTAAATGCCAGATACACCAGCATTTTTTACTTCATTGTTCGTCATCTTGCCGACGTAGTACGGAACGTTTTGATTTATAGAATTACCACTATAAGGTGCAATTGAATAATAGCCGCTTGTCAGACTGTCACCAATCATTAGTGTTTTCCCAATAGCGTATGAGTAATTAAAATTAGCAGTGGGAGAATCTTTTTGGTTTAGTGCATTGATTACATTTTGAAAAGTATACCCACCTACAAGCAAAACATCGGATGGTGTCATTCTGTACATTGAAAACGCAAAGTACTTGGCATTTACGGGAATAGTTATTGTTGATGGTATTGAATTCAAACCAGAAATAAAAGACCCATTTTCATCATAGAAAGCACACCCTGCATCTCCATTAAATCTACTTGTCAATAGCAATTCCTTTGCAAACGAGACATCAATTTTATTTGAACGATAAAATGCCCCCGTTGCCCAAACAGTGAAGTTTCCGTTTTTATAATCAATATATCCGTCGTTTGTCAAAGTAAAAGCAATCTTTTTGATTGGGTTTTTATTTTCAAGATAATATAAACGATTATTGATAATATCTGTAGGAAGCACGATTTTTACTTTTATCTTTGAAATATCTAAGTTATAAGCTGTGAATGCAAAATAATATGCGCCATTAGGAACCATTATTTCTTCTGAATAAACATTTGACCCTGAAATATAATTCCCGGCATTATCGTAAAATGCATAACCATTTGTACCGCCCGGGGCAAACTGACTTGTCAGAAGAATCTTTTTAGCACTAACTACTAGAATTTTGTTCGAATAATTGAAAGCAGTATTGTTATATGCAGTTTCTTTTCCGTCGCTATATTCGATATACCCTTTATTTGTCAAAACAAAAGATGCTTCTATCTCTTCTGAAAGAGTTTTCCCAATACTCCTAATATGATCGCCAGCTAACGAATAAACCTTACCGTCGAAGTCAGTTCTAGAATCAACAAGTTCAGACGGTATTGTTCCATCGCCGGCACTTGCGACAATTGAACTGATTCGTGCATTTGTAGAATCAATATCTGCATCATTAGATGTAATTTGTGCTTGTAGACTTGAATCTTTGGCATCTAGTCCGTCCAATCGTACATCTAAACTGGATCGACCGCCTCTTGCTTGGATGATTTCTGCATGGTCAGTTAAAGCGTTTGAGTAGATAGAAGCCATTTTATTTAGCAAATCAACAACACTTCCGCCTTGTCTATTTAAATCACTTAGAATGCCGTCTATTGTCATGTTGACGTCATAATTTGGTATTAAGTCTTTAAGATCGTAAGCAACTGCCCCAGCCTCAATAGAAATTAAACAACTTCTGTCAGATGGGAAAATGTAGTTGTCAATTTTAATTTCTAGATAGAAAACTCCAGTTTGTACTGCTTTTTCAATATTAAATGTTACCGATGAATCTGATACTAAAGTTGTTGATTGATAAACGATATTGTTATCATCGCAAAGTGTAATTGTTGCTGTCTTGCTGTTTAATTCATGGTAATAATTACCTTGTTCATCAGTAAGCGTAAAAGTAAAGGTAGAACCAAAGTCACCTTGTTTGACCTTTGTTCCACCTACTTCTTGTCTTAAATTTAATGTGTTAGTTAAAAATGTCATTTATTTCCTCTCTATGCTATCCGTTTCCATTTGTAAGTTGTCGGGTCTGAACTATTATCCATAGATTCCCAAGTTCCGCCCATTGATGAAGTTGGTGATTCATTAACTGTGCTTTGATATATTGAACCAATCGGATAAAACGTATCTAACATGCCAGCGTTTCTATCCGTCCATATATAATCATCGTAATTGGTTGATTGGATTGTCCCAGTATAGGTTCCTTCATACCTTTTATTAGTCGAATTACTTGTGCTAAAACCAGTTGAACCATCAGCACTATCTGCCCAAGCTTTCCAAACTGTCAAACCATCACTTCCATCCTCGCCGTTGATACCATCGATCACATTTGTAAATGTAATCTGCTTAGTAGCTACTAACTCACTACCGACAAAGGCATCTACTGTAATAACTAGCGACGGATTAACGTCTGTACCATTAACAGTATAACTATCCCCACTATTAAGCAGAGCATCTCCATTTCTAAACTGGTAGGTAGCTTCAATTCGTTGAGTGCCTTTCCACAGATAAGCAAATACCGTTGATGTTCCAGTATTGTTTTTAAAAGTTGTTGTTCCAGCATTTAAAACCAAACTGTATGGTTGAACAGATTCCGACAATTCAGCGTAACGATCAGTCAAATCTTTACTCAACTTATTCCGCAATGCTTTATAATTATCAAAAATTGTCTGGTTGCTTGTTGGATTTGTAAAACTGATATGTTGTTCGGACACTCTAGCAGTTAGCACTAATCCGTTTTGGAAGCCCTCATCGATAACCTTTACAGTATCCCCGATATCTAATTCTTCGGACGAACCTTTCACATCGTATGAAATGGATGGGTAGCAGTTTTTTCTTAATTCAGCCAACGAACTTGATATTAACAATTCAACATCTGTTGTTTGTAATTCCACGGACTTTTTAATCCAGTTATCTCCTACCTCCTCACCTGTAAAAGCTGATGGATATAAATCCCTTGAAAGTGGTGCGTACAGCGAACCATTTTTTACATAAAACTCAACTACACCTTCTTCGTTTTTCCACTCACGATATAAATCAGTTGGTATGCGTGTGATAACTTCTTTAGATTGTGTTTCTGTAATTGTTGATGGTTCATTATTACCAGTAGAACCTGATGGCGCTGGTGCGCTCTCTGTGCCATCTACTCGCTTACCGTGTACAATTTCAGGCGGATAACATAATGTTTGGATAACGCCTAAATATTGGCTTGCACTATATGTGCGTTCTTCTACAAATTGGTGACCAGCATAGTTTTGTTCCAAGACTGTCAATGTATTGCCTGACAAGCCTTTGATAACTACTGTATGTCCCCAACCACCAGTCCAAACTGGTCCGCCTGCATTAGCTCTGATATTTGCGATAGATCCCGGTATTAAGTGCTTAACCTCGGATGGTCTAACAACTTTCCAACCAAATTGTGACCAATTGTAATCCTCACCGATATGTGAGGCGGCAGCACCCGCACCTATTAGCCCTTTAAATCCGTTTGTTACACCACCACCCAACCAAGGACCGCCAATTGACATGGCATACCAAGCACTTAATGCATAACATTGACCAGAACCAATACGAGTTCCTTTTTTAGCAGTAAGTGCATTCAACACGGAAATAACTTTATCTGCTTTTTGACTTACTGGCGCAGTACCAACTGTACCTGCTGATTTTAATTGAGCATCGAGAGTATCCATAGCACCATTAGAATTACTGTTGATACCACCACGGATTGACCGCATTAATGGTGCATAATGTGCATATCCTGCTGATGCATAATCATAAGTAGCACCACCAACTCGGAATAGACCTTTTGTATAATCGTCAATGTTGTTAGCACCTTTAACTTTGTAGATTCCTTGCTCTGCTAATAAATAAGTGTAGTCTTTAAAGTAGTCCGACACGCTTGAGAAATGCATGTAATAACCGCCCTCATTGGCAGGTCTAGCAGTACCTTGAGTAACTTTAATACCAGATGGGCGATTACCTGAACCAGTCCAAGTAAGGCCACCCCAGTTATTATCAGCTCTTGCGACTGGCGAATTGCCCCAAAAAGATTCTAAATATAACTGAGAGAATACTCCAGACGGTAATAACTTATGTTGAACACATAGATTTAAAATCTCATTTACAAGACTTTTTGAAATAGTCCGACCTGCATTTGAGATTGAACCGCCGTTATAGTTAACAGTTCTCAATTGTGGCGCTACATATTTAGGATTCGCTTTAGTTACTTTTACATCTACAGTGGCTCTTCCGACTGGTGTGATCATGTTGAAAATACCAGTTTTGTCTATTTTTCTAGTAACGCCACTGATGTTATACCCATAATGCAACCAAGCATCATCTCTCTTTTTGCCAACCCCTTGATTCTTGTCGTCATTAGCTTTATAAATGTTCATAATAAACGATTTCAAGCTAGAATCTTCATTTAGAATAGTTTCAAACTCAATTTCAGCATCAAACTGAGTAGCAATAGATAACAAACGCTTATGCTTAGTATCTGTTCCAGTCCATTCCAACGTTCGTTCTCTATCTTCAATTTCATTATGACCAATCGTAATAGCTCCACCGATAAGTAAGAAGAATTTATTACAATAGTCAATAAATGACATCTCAGTTTTTGCTGTAAATGGACCTGCCATTTCATTTAGCAATTCAAGATTGAGATTTTCGCATTCACATCTTATTGTATTTTCGTTTTCCTCTGTTTTCATAACGCTAAACAGATAAGTCTTCTTGTGATATTTAAACGAAACAAAAGACCTTTCAGACAAACTCTGATAGGCCTTTTCTTTTACTGTGTCTGATTTAATACCATTTTTATAAACAGTGAACTCAAATGTTGATGATGCGGTTTCTAAATATCTTTTCCAAATATCGTCATAAAAAGAAAGTGTATCTTGCAATTCGTTATCGACATAAGCTATTTTTTGCAACTTAGAATCGTGAATAAGTATATCCAATAATTACAACCACCTTTCTTCAAATGCTATTTCGATATCTGGAATTGATTCATTCCATGACGACCTATTAATTTCTAGTGTAGACTTGCCAACTGGTATTTTTAGCCAATTTGAGCCATCGACAACATGATTAAGTTTTGCGATATTATCAACATAAAATGTTTTATTTTCGCCGTTTATAACTACTGTAGAACCCTTGCCGTAAGGGTTAGGGATATTGTAGTCAAATGCTACTTTATCTTTTTGATACTTAATACCATCTAGATACATACGAGTTACAATAGGTTTTCCGCCCATTCCTCCCATGATTACATGTAGCTTAGCTGATTTCTTGTCTTTGAGTTCTGAAAATGTCTTAGGAATCCTAGATCCCATCCAATAAAGATTGACTTGGTCATCTTGTCTAACAATATCCGTCCACCCTCTGTTGTCATTAAATGGATTGTCTGAATCTTTTTCATTCGCTTTGAATGTTTTTTGAAAATCTGTGACTTTATAACCACCTTTACCATCTGTAACCATAAAGTTGTGTTCAGTTTCGTATCCAAATTTTCGCTTGATAGTTTCCATCCCATACAGGAATTTGCCTTCTGTGTCAGAAACTAAAATTTTGATATAGCCGAACTGGTTAGGGTCACCAATATGAAAGATTTGTCTCCACCAGATGCGATCAAATAAAGAGCCATCACTTGGTAGGTCAAAAGTTAATGAACCGCCGTGATTCCCAGATGGTATAACAGTTCCATCTATTGCTAAATGGTCTCGTTTTAACCAGTTTATAACAGAGAAATTTTTATCTAAGTTAGTTGTTGAATCGTTTGAAATAGCTACATTTTTAGCACCTTTAGTAAAGCCATCTTTTATACCTGTTCCACTATCAGAATAGTCAAAAGGTCTTTCTGAAAAACCTCTTGTTTCACTATCGATAATCTCACGGTCACCAATTTCCATAACGCCACTTGGGTTTACCAATCCAAAATATCCATTTTCACTGTTCATTTTCGCAGTAATTATGGGATAAGTTGGAACGTTTCCATTATTGGTGATGTTGAACACTAACTTTTCTCCACTTTCTGTGAAGTCTACTACTTTTTTGTAAGTTGTTGAATGTGCCACACCGTCAGGGATGATAAAGGTAATAACTCCTTTACCATTTAGTCTAAATTCGTCGAAGTCTAAATTACCCGTTGGAATCGCATTAAAGTATCTATATGGTTGATGACTAAATTTCAAAGGCTTAGGCGAATCGACATATAAAGCTTTTTGAAAATTATCATAATCCACTAGATTTGGGTATTCAATATAAAAAGGTACTTTAATAACTTTTTGCTTATATCTATTATTCAGAAAATAAGTACCATTTAAACTAACATCTTTTGTATTGACATCATAATCAGCACCACCGAAAGAAGTAAAACCCTTTAATATAGTTATCCAATTCGTCAACTTATACCCATTGTATTCTGCATCAATGGTCTTATAATTGTTGCTATATAATCTCATTAAAGTTCTCCTTTCGTCCTAGATAGTGCATTTTTTTGTTTCGTGATTTCTTCATCAACTGGTTGAGCAATTAATCGCGCTGCTTCTCTTTTATCGACTTGTACAGACACTACAATCTGTCTGTCTTTAATCCCGTTTATAGCGTTAAATAAATCGAAATTACTTAATTCATTTTGGGAACTGTTTGATAATTGATAAGCTAATCTATTACTAGACAATTGACCTGATATTTGGCTTTGCATATTTACTGGCATATCAGTTGCAAGCTGAGGAGTTCCAAAGGCGCTTTGCAATTCATCTGCCATACCTGAAACGCTCGATTTGACGTTTTTAAAGTTATCTTTTAACCCTTTGTTTAAACCGTCCATAATTGCATTACCGTGTGGGATCAATAGTTTTCTATCGTACTCAATAGGACCTTTATGCTCTGAAATCCATGATGCGATGCCACCTACAAAGTTTTGAACTTCTTGATATTTAGATTTCAATCCATCTAAAAAACCTTGGATAATCGCTATACCAGCTTGCATAAGGTTAACACTTGAAATCTTACTTATAATAGATTGACCTAATTGACCAATTTCGGATATAACTTTCCCAACTGCCGATGCAATACCTTTGACAAGTGAAATGATAATTTGAACACCAGCGTTAATTATTTTAGGAAAATTACTGATTATTCCTTGAAGTAAAATTCCAATAATTTTGATAACTGCATTTGTGATATCTGGTAATCTTTGAATAATACCAGCTACTAATTTACCGATAATTTCAACACCTTTTTTTAAAACTGTTGGTAAATTTTGAGATATCATATCTATAAATTTAGAAATGACATTAACTGCTGATTGGATAACTGCTGGTAGATTTGCGACTATGCCATCTACTAATCTCAAAATAAGATTTGCCCCAGCTTGCATAATAACTGGGTAATTTTCATACAAATACTGTTGAAATGAAATAAGAATGTTACCTAAGCCCTCAATTAATGAAGGTAAAGCTTGCATAACTCCAACCAATAAATTACCAATTAGTTCACCGCCTTTTGTGATGAAATTTGGCATTTGTGCATCCATTTCACTGATCATCTGTGGGATAAGCTCTGTAAATGCAATTTGGAACATACTCCCAATACCTTTGAAGATATTACCGACCATCGGAATGAAATTACCTATAAAAAATGTATAAGTAGTGTTCGCCAGTTGCTCAAGAGATGGTCTTATATCTTCTCCAAGCGCTAGTTTCCCAAGTAAGTTACTTGCTGATGCTTTCATTGCGGACAGTGATCCTGAGAAAGTGTGTTCTGCCTCTTTAGCAGTTGTTCCAGTGATGCCTATTTCTTTTTGAACTGCGTGAATAGCTGAATAGACGTCTGACAGATTGCTCATATCATATTTCTTACCTGTGAGCTTTTCGGCGTCCGTTAAGAGACGCTCCATCTCCGATTTTGTGCCTCCATAACCCAATTTAAGGTTATCTAACCGTTTATACCCCTGTTTTCACAGTATTTAAAAAGCCTTATAAATAATATAAGACTTTAGGGACTAGACTATATCTTTAACTAAATTGAATATCCAGCCTTTTTTGTTTCCTTTTTTGTATTCATAATTGTACTTTATTTGAGATTTATGAGTATTGAAAAATTTAGCAGTTTCATTTCTGGAATTAAAAATAATAGTTTTATCAAGCGTTTCGTTAAATGCAGATATTTTCTTCTGCCTATTTTTTACTCTACCTTCATATCCATATCCCCAACAATTTTCAGAAACAGTTACCCATCTTAAGTTGTCTGCTCTGTTGTCGGTTTTAATCCCATTTATGTGGTCAACTTGTGGTAAGTTTTTTGTATTTTTTATAAATGCTTTCGCTACTAATCTATGAACATATAGAGGCGTTGTTTTTCTGCCTAGCATTATTTGTTCATATCCACTTGTGCCAACTCTTAATTTTAAAATTCTACCAGTTTTATCGTTTCTAATTTCTCCATTTTCGTTTATAGAGTAATTATTACGTTCTTCTATTATTTTCCAATTCATAAAATGCCTCCTGATGTTATCATTATAACATTTTTAAGACATAAACACAACTATATATACTTAGACAATTTAGTTAGTACGCACTTCCATTATCGTATCAATAGATAATGTACTCGGTGACAAACCGATAGTCGTTTGACCTTCCTATTTCTAGGCTTGGCACAGGATTGTCATAGGTGTTACCCCTTAGAGTTCCCCTGTTAGCACATACTTATTTTTTATTTGTGTATGCACACCTCTGATAGAGTTCACGTACATTCATCTGCATAATCACTTACGCAGCGGACATTAAACATTTCTGTTCTATCGTATAATTCTGCTTGGCGAAACCTTGATATGCATATTGGATGGATTCCATTGAAGTCCATTAGTACGTCCATTTATATCCACCGGCTGTTCTATCGTATTTTATTGCTCTGCATATGTTAGATTTAGAAATACCTAACTCATTTTGAGCATCTTCTAACGATTCCCAGCGTTTTATAAAATTCATTTTTAAGTCGTATTGGGATACTGGTCTTCTGTTTGTCGCCTTTTTCCCTTTTTTAGCTTTGGAAATATTCTTTCTGTGTTCCTCTGTAAATTCGATTCCTTTTTTGCCCTCGGATATTTTCCTAGACCGTTCTTCTTTATTTATGTTCCAAGATTCAGAAATCTTCTTTTTAGTCTCTTCAGAAAGTTTACCAACGCTATCACCGCCGTTGTCAATGTTGTACCCAAAAACCCTAACGTTACTTTGATAGCTGTTTATCAAATCTATTTCTTTTTGTTCAGCTTCTTCTTTTGTTAGTTTTGAATACAATATTTCATGGTAAAAAGAATCCCATCCGTATTTCAATATCGCATTGTAAAAATATGCAACATGCGTTGGTTTTTTAGGTCTGTACCAGGTGCCATTGCTGCGCCATCTTAGTTCAGGTTTTCTCCCAGTAATCCCAATATAGACTTTGTTATTAATTTTATTAGTGTGTTTATAAACAGCATACATTAAACCACCTCGTTATTTTAGTTTATAGTATTATTATACCATAAACTGATAACCCTAACAAGATGGTTATTGTAACATTCACGCTATTTCGCTACTATAACGCCGTTCTCTTATGAACTGCTCATAGTTTCCTATGAGTGTAGACTATATCTTCTATGTTGACCACTTCCACTCGCTTGAGTGTACGCCTTCCGGCTAGTCGTTGAACCTTCCCCTGTTTGGGGCTTGGCTGCTGATTACCCAATCGTTAAAATTTTCAAACATTCACGCTTATGCTTATTTCATCATTACGTTGTAGTTTTTAACGCTCTAAGGGCCTTCCAGCAATTCAATCAATTTAACATGAGCTTTTCAATGGAAAACCCATCTTGTTACTATTATCAGCCATGTCAACCATTGCCATGTTAGCAACTTTTGCAGCCTTAGAAGTATCACCTCCTAGCGACTGCAAAAGACTTGCGGAGAACCCTGTTACGTTCTCCATATATGCATTTGCAGACAATCCTGTTGTTCTATATGCTTCATTCGCATATTTCTTGACTGTGTCAGCGTTGTTTTTGAATAACGTCTCGACACCACCCATAGATTGCTGAAGTGCGGCACCTTCTGTTAATGAAGCTTTTATTCCACCAACAATCATTTCACCGATTTTAGCTGCCGCTATTATTGAGCTGATAGCTCCAACTAATTTACCACCTATTAAACTACCAACACTGTTCCCAGCACTTGACGCTTCTGGTGCTAACTGTTTACTTATCGAACCTTGAATACCTTTTGCGGACGGCATAATTTGCACATAGGCTTGACCTAATTCTGTTGCCATTTATTCCCTCCTTTCCTTAACGAATTTTTTCCTTAATTCCATGAAATCCTCGCCAGATTCAAATGATGTTAATTTCTCTTTTGGTTTTTCATTGACTGATTCAATAATTGACTTAGGTTGATTGACACCTTTTTGACCATCTTTTGTTTTTGACCATAGCAAAATGCTTAATCTATCTAACATACCAGCTAGCATGGTTTGTTCAATCGTTAACTTTTCCTCAGATATCGACATCCGTATTCTTGAGTTTTCTCTCAATCCTACAGAAAAAACAGCTACCAGATTCGCTGGTAACTGTCTATAGTCGTATATTTGATAAGTCTCTGCCAAATCACAAATAAGAGCATCTTCATCCTTTTTTATCATCTGGGCGAGGGTTACTAGTTTTTTATTGCTTTTTGACTTTCAAAGATTTCTGCAATTTCTAGGTTGATTTTTTCCAAATCTACAAGGCCTTCATCGTCTCTGATATGGTCTTTTAATTTATCAGCAAGTTCGTCTCCAAGCATGACTTTAACAAGTTTTGGAAGTAATAGAGGATTAGTGTCAACGTCTGCTAACAATTCAACTAATTCATAGTTTTTTAATCGTGCTTCTGAAATCTCATAAGCAAATCCCGATTTTGTTTTCCCTGAAATCATACTGTAGTGCCTCCAATGTATTCATAGTGAGTGTTACCGCTAGAATCTGGTAATGCTTGGACTGTAACTTCATAGCCAACCGGTTCGCCGTCAACGTAAGTAATTTCAGCCATTTCTTTAATTTTTGCGACTGGCAACACAATACGTTTAAATTTGTCACGGACAACCGTTTCTACGACAATAACGTGATCGATTTTTTCTTTTGAGTTAACGGAAATTTTAATACCTGTTGTAAGTGTTCCAGTTACATTATCAGCCCCATAAACTTCCTTGAGTACTTCAATATTGAGTGACTCGATAAGTTTATAAGTAAATGTGTCCGATGTCCCAGTTTGAGCTGTAAGGACTGTATCACCGCCCCATGCTTTAATTTCTTCGGTATCTGTTGTCATTTCGTTTGTTAAACCATCATCTGAAACGTAGCCTAAATCCTTAAATGCCACGTCTAAGGCTGTTGTTGCGTCTGCAGGTAGCTTTGTCCTAAGTGGTGCTGACCAAATTGCCCCACCGACTTTAGGTTTCCCTGCTACTACTTTTGTAGAATCTGTCATATCTTTTTTTCTCCTTAATAGTGATTAATGTCATATACCGCCTGATAGCGATATTTTTTGGTTTGTGTATCCGTGAAATTGTAGTCAGAATTTAACTTAATCCCTGATATTTCTGGGACTTCAATCATAGCTTCTACAACTTCTTTCACTTGTTCGTTTAATTCTGCCGATTCGAATAAACTATCGGCGTAAGATTGAAAAGCAAAGACGGAGGATTTGAGCTTGTTACCCTTGCCTCCGCCAATTTTTTCAATTTGCACATACTTTCCCTTAATTCCGTTTTGATGCTCAAAAAAAGACGGTACATTTAAATGACCGTCAAGATAATTTTTAATAACTAACTCAATCATTTATGCACCGCCTTTAATAATGTATTATTTTCAGAATTATCTTTTCTAGCTTTAAAGCTTTCTGCTTTTACCATAGCATTCGCCCGATTTTTACCAACATAAATATCTTGCTCGTATCCATCGCCTGCCCTATCTTTAATGGTAGTTGCATGTTCTTTTAAGACAGATTGCATCGCTTGCGATTTCATCAATTCAGCAACGCCAGAACGATTAAGTTTAAATATAAAATCACTCATATCGCTCAACCATCACTTTCTTGTTCCATTCAAGCGGAATTAAGTCTTCAATTCCTTCAAGTGGCATTCCAACCGTTCGCCATTTTTGACCAAAAAAGATAACTTCTTTATTTTCCCAATCGTGCATATCCCCTTTAGGAAGTGCAAGAGTGTATACTGCCTTTTTACCAGTTAATGATAATTGGTTAGTGACATCATCAGTTGACGATGGAGAAACTAGCACGTTATCGACTAGAATCTCAACATCTTTAACAACTGGTGTTCCAAACGGGTCAACAGAAACAACTTGCTTATCAATAAGGGTAATTTGTATTCCATGTATCTTCCCCATATATATTAATACCCCCTATTTTTTGTCGTTTCAATCCTAACCGTTTGAGTTCTGAATCTTTGATAAAGAGTCCACCGCCGGGGCTGAGGTAAGTACCTGACCAAGTGTATCCGAGTGCTGATTGACTTTCTTGAACCATTGGTTGACCGCTGGTAGGTGTCATTAGTGTTCTAGCGATAATATCAACTGTAATAGCTTTTAAAACACTTGCGTAAGATACACTATCAGCGATTGACTGATCTAAATCTTTACCGACTTTTTCAGCCTCTAAACGTAACGTGTCAGAGACGACTGTTAAAAGCGCCTCTGTTCGTTTCGTTTCGTCCGTCGTCAATGTTCTCCACAAAGCAGTAACATCTGCGACCGTTGCAAAATTAGCCATCATAACCTCCTAATATAAGGCTATTTAGCCTCTTCTTTCTTTTTCTTAACTGTCTCTTTTACGAGTTCCCAATCACCAACTAAAGCAGAATCTGTTACGACTACTGCCCCAGTGTTTTTATCTTTGTAAATTGCCATAAATTCCTCCTAAAATTAAGCTCGGACTTCTACACGAGCGAATGCTTTTTCATCAAGGATTCCCCATCCAATAAACGCTTCAGAACGTAGTAAAATTTCGTTGTACGCTTTAAGGTCACGACCAGAACCGTCTGGATCACCATATTCAATAATTTCAAGTGGAATATTTTCAGCATAACCCCATTTGAATTTACTTTGGAAGTCACCTACGATAGCGTGGTCTGTTTTAGCAGTTCCACCAACTGTTGTAAGTGTTTTGTTCATGTCAAGCTTCATATTAAAGAAGTTGTCTGGACGTTGCCCAAAGCGGAATTCTGGATATGCTGGGACTTTGTCAGCACCAAGTTTTACTTTAGACATATCTTGACCTGCTTGAGGCGATAGAGCAATACCAGTTACTTCATTGCCATTAACTACAATAGTGTTAACCGCAGCATCAATATTGTCATCAATAGTTGCGGCAGTATAAGGCACAACATTACCTGTAATGACACCGTCAAATGAGTTAGTCGCTTTAAATGTAGCATCCGTTAAAGAACGTGGTTCTAAACCGTGGATCGCTGCAATATCAAATGCCTCTGCCATTTTTTTAGCAAAGCCCTCTGCATAATGTTTCAAGAAGTTTAAGCGTTTCTCTTCAGATGCATATTTAAATTCATCTGTCATACGTGCTTGATAAACAAATTTCATCGGCTTAATGATTTTAGATGTTACTGTTGCTGTTGAGCTTAATTTTTGTTCACCCTCACCAACGATTTGAGCGTTTCCGTCTAAGTTGAAAATAAATTGCTCAACTCCATTGAATGGGATTGGTCTTTGACCTGATAATTTTGCAAGCGTAGAATGTCCCTGCACATTGCTCATGATTTCTGTTACTAATTCTGGTTTAAATAGTGTTCCTGCTTTAATTGTGTCTGCCATGTTTTTTAATCTCCTGTATTAATTAAGTTTCGTGCCATTTCTGCCCAATTTGCTTCTTTTTTGTCAGCGATGGCTGGTTCGTTTGATTTTAAAGGTGGTGTTGGTTGCTTAGGTGCCAAATAACTTGCTAGTCGTTCAGCATCAGCTTTAAACCCATCTTCATCGTCGCCCTGTAGTCGTTCGGCTAAGTCAAGCGGTAATCCATATTCTGTTGCAATGCGTTGCTTAGCGGTTTGTAATCTAGTTTGAGTTAAGTCTCCATTTAATGATTCAACCTGAGAGCTTAATTCTGTTTCTCTAGTTTTTAAATCATTAATTGTATTTTGGTAAGTTGTTTCTTTAGCTTCAAAATCAGCTAATTGTTTTTTCAAGTCTTCATAATCTGCATATTTCTCACGCTCTCTAGATAAGCGTGTTTTAATAACTGCATCTAATTCTTCTTGAGTTTCAATAATTTTAAAATCTGACATGTAACGTCCTTTCTCCTGCTTTGCCCTGCAGTTCGGTAATTTTTGCATTAAAAAAAGACCTGTTGGTCTCTTAATAACTAATTCTTTGCTTTCTTTTAGGCTTGGTTGTTGCACAAAGCCAGTGCGCTAGCAATGCACTATCCATTAGACTAATATCTCTATCATCAAAGAGCGACTTGTAACCAAAACCACCATTAGAACCTATGTTGCGTTTTGAACAGTTGGTTGTTACAGCGGTAAGGGATGGTTGGTTATTATGTCTCAAAGTACCTTGAGCGATAGCTTGTTCCCACATTGCGTTAGCTGTTACGACCTCTGCAACTGTTGGAAGAACCGGAGCTTTAAGTCTGAAATCTTTCATTTCTGCTTCTAGTATTCGTTGACCGTTTGCACCATCCACGACTACTTTCTCGACGTCAGCATTTTGTAAGAAATTGATTATCCATTGTGAGCCGTTTCTAATCGATACACAGTCAATAGTTTCAACAAAGACTTTTTCATCTTTGGTTTTGACTGCGATTGACATCGAAACATTATTTCCATCTTGTCCGTATTTAACTGCAACAAAGAGCTTACTGTTAAATTCTGGTATTTCTTCAATTTCAAGTGCAGACCAATCTTTTTCTGATATCTCCGATTTCATATTGAACGTAGGCCAATAGCCTAGACGTTGAATATTGTGGTCAAGCCCATTTTCCCCAAGCTCTGCTTCAATTTTACGTTCGTTTAAGTGGTACCCAATTGATGGATTAGTTAGATACCAACTGTCTGTGTCGTGGATATCCTTTACAGCATCTACTGACCACTCAGCCCAACCAGAATACTTTTTATTGCCTTTTAAAACATCTTTACGATAATTTTCAAAGACGGTACCAGTTGAAACTTCAGTTGGTGGTGTACCTAACATAATTGTCATAGGGTTGTCACTGTCGGAAACGGTATATTTTAAAGCTGTTTCTTGCTCGACTGTGTACTCTTGCGCTTCGTCAATTACAAGTAAGTCAAACCCTTCACCAAGGCCACCGTTAGATGTCCTTGTTCGGAATTGGATGACAGAACCTGTTGATTTAAATTCAATACGTTCCTGCCCTTTTGCTTTATTGGAAGTGAAGTCTTCGCCATCGACATACCCAGACATTTCAAGGTATTTTTTTAGCTTTAAGAACGATGAATGCGATGTACTAATTCTATGTGCCGTGTGCAACATATTTAAATTATTATGCAGTCCCCATAATTCCCAAAGATAGACAACTTCCGTTTTACCGTTACGACGAGGAAGTGAGTACCCATATTTTTGATGTACCCACAAATCATCATCGTTGACAGCCATCATGTCTTCTAGTAGATATTTCTGCCAGTCGTAGTATTTAAGCCCAGTCTTTGCATAATAACCAAGCGCCTCAGGTGATAGTGATTTAGTCCAATGTAAATTTACCGATTGAGTTGGATGTTGATTGCCAAGTTTTTCTTTAGTTTTGACCATCACATGTTTCCTTTCAATCGTTATTGCATGATAACCCTGTCGCTGGGAGATGTTAGATCACTTCCTTTCGAAAAATGCGATTCTTATCCCTTTTAAAATTGCCATTAATGTTGCTAGTAATAACAAGCAAATAATAATGCCAAATAGATATACAGCAAATTGCCAAAAAATCATCTCACCCCTCCACACTCGATATTGAGCAATCTTTATTTAAATCACGTTCTATAATCGTTATCGTTCTGTCTTCTTTTTCGTATTGCTCTAAGTCGTCATCAAAAATCTTTTTGCAATATCTATAACCTTTGCTATCGATAAATTCTCGTGCATCATCTAAGTTGTCATAAACACCTAAAATGTGTGTGTAGCTACATTCATAATCAAATTTGAAAAACTCTAAAATATATAGTTTCATATCTCACCTCCACCCTTTCGTATAAGCATTCTGAATACCTCGTCCATCTTTTGGATGGTATTCCACGACACAGTCACAATTTTCATGCCTTGCGTAGATTTCTTTATCCACTGGGTAATCATAAGTTCCAGCTAAGTTCTCACACCATTGGCAACATTTACCAATCACATATCTAGTTAGTTTTGGTTTTAAACCAGCCTTTGCGTGAAAATCAGCATTTGTCATAATAAAATCATCTATAACTGACTGTGAGAAATTGACAACTGGGTCTTTTAATATCCATTTGACTTCATCAAAATTTTCTTCTACAGATAATCTGTTAACTATGCCATCGACTTTATCTTGATTGATTTTATTTGTTTTTGGTTTTAATCCGATGCCAGCTTCTTTATTTAAAGCGGTTTGTAACTCAACCGCATAATCAGTAACTAATTTATGATTATTTCCAAGCGTCTCATTTAATATCCTTTCTGCGATATTAAAAAACATCTTACCATCAGGCAAAATGCTTGCTGATAATTTACTATCAAAAACCTCCGATAAAATATTTCCAACTTCTTGGGCGTATAGATAAGCGTTGGCGTGATTCTTAGCCTCTAGCAACTTAGGTATTTTTTTATTACTCTTGTACTTGCTCGAAAATTCTTTTTTTAAATCATCTAATAATTTTGGAACAATATCATCAACCATCTATGCCACCGTCCTTTATGCCAGTTGTTTGGAATAATACTTCGCCAATGTTTAATTCTGGGTAAGCTTGTGAAATCTTGATTAGACCATCTCCAATTGTTGAAAGACTAGCTCCATCAATTTCAAACAATGGTTCCCAAATGATTTTAGTATTCATAAACATTGTGCGTTCATATGGTTGGTTATCACGTAAACAAACTGCTATATAAGCAACATTTAGAAAACCGCTAGCGAACGACCGTTGGGCTTTTTTAGCAGATGCACGTAAATTTTCATGGCTTGCCTTAATAGCCTCAACGCTTGAAGGATTATCAGACGGAAAGCCTAAGTCATCTAATGTTAGCCCAGAGCCACCTGCGAATAATGAAGCATACATTTTTAATTGACTAAAGAATGGCTCCATGCTTGCTGATGCAAATTGACCGACAACTGGTTTATCGTTGTCATCGTCTTTGGTGATTTCTAAAACAGTTGAAACTGTCGCTTTCCACTTATCCAATGCCTCTGCGTCTTGACTTGTTCCCAAAACGTATTTTTGTGGGAATGAATAAAACTCTGCGGTTGCCTCAGCACGTTCCAATGTCCGTTTAGCAGCCTTTTGCTGATACATGCCTGACCGTGTGATTCGACTACGGCCAAATGGTCTTACTGCATCTGGTCTATGAATAATCGGTACTAGTAAAGGTTGGTTAGTTGGATTTGAAATGCTATAAGGCTCACCATCACTAGGATAGTACCATGTTTCTGTTGGCGTGAAGTATGCCTCCAAAATAGGATTATCGTTCTGATCAACTTCTAAGACTGCATACCCTTCAGTTAATAGGAAAGTAGTAGGATCTAAAATACCAGTTGCCTTACTTGCTTCAATGACTTGTAAGCGTGGAATTTTATCACCGTCTTTTGAAATATAAACGAATGCACATGAGCCAATCAATGCTGATTGAATTGCAGTGTCAAAAAAGATGTCTGGATTATTTGCATTGAATATTTCTGTTGCATTAAAATCATCATTCCCGAATTCACGGAAAACAATTCTGTCAGACAGTGCATCCACTCCTTTGGTAGTCCATTCTAAGACTGACCGATAAGCACTTTTAACGTTATACGGCATGACAATACTCATTGTGTTATCAATGTCCTGCATTGCGTAATAACGATAGCGTTTTTCAACACCCATTTTATAAAGCGCTAGCTTTCTACGTAGGAAGTTCATTCCAGTTTGTTTCATTTGATTTTCTCCATTATTAATTTTTCAAAATTAGGATCGTGGATATCTATTCCCTCGATTAATATCCGACCAACATAACCAAATTGCTTTTCATTTTCTAAAAGCTCTTGTTTTTTCTTTTGGTAATATTTTTCAATATCACGTATTTTTTTAGGTTTAGTAGAGTTTTCAATGTTAGTTTTTAACTCTGCCTCTTTACGTTCTTTTTCCTCTTTCCGCTTTTTGCGCATTAAGAGTTTCTGCTTTTCTGAAATGCCTATTTTTCGGCATTCTTCACTACAGTAAGTTGCACGATTTGAAGTTGTCTCAAATGACTTTCCACATGTTGCACATATTTTTTTCATTATCTCTCCAATCTAAATCCTAACGTGAATAAAAATGTACAATACAGCGGGAAGGTCTTTCGCTCCCTGTTTAAGGGAGGATATGCGCCATATTTATTTTAGGAATGTTTTATTTCTAAAAATATCTTTATCCCTCTTTAACGTATTACAATAGTGATGAGCCAAGTTAACATTATCCCAAGAATGTAAACCACCTTTTGAAATAGAAATGACATGCTCAATTGATGGATAAGTCTTGCCGACTATTGTATAACCTTCTTCTGTTATTACCTTGTCATCGAAGTCACACTCTTTACCACATAGATAGCATACACCATCGTACTTTTTAAATAGCTTCTGTACGGTAATATCTTTATCCACAATGTTAGATTCATTCAAGCGATTCGAATTATACAACTTCTGCATTCTGTTGGCTCTGCGTTTACTACATAGTGGGGTGCAAGTTAAAGCTTGGGGCAGTATATTATAGAATGGGGTACCGCATTCGACACAGGGTCTGGTTAGTTCAACTACCTTTTCCATTCTTAATACCTCTTTATTTAACAACTTAGCTATATTAGAAATGGCTCTTTGTTTTTGTCTTTCCTTGGCTTCGATTTCTAATCTAGCAAGTCTCTGTTTTCTTTGTTCGCCTACTATTGCTAAGTGTTTCTCTAGAGGTTTGTGACCTCTCCTTCTATCTTCATATCTATGTCTGCATGAAGCACCACAATAAAGTGCATTTATTTTCATATGACTTATGTCTGCGTTACACTCTTTACAATTCCTAATGTCCTCGTAATCATATTTACCGCATAACCCGTTTTCTTTTCTCCATCTTTCTCTGTTTCTTTTTCTTCTAACTTCTTGTTTACATGTTTCAGAGCAATACATAGTGCCCGCTCCGTTGACATGCATTTCAAATTCTTTATTACATTGTTTGCATTGTTTCATTGGAACACCAAAAAAAGAACTGCCAAAACAGTTCTCCTCTTTCTATTTAGTTATTTGCTCGTATAATGCGTTCTAAGAGCGTTTAGATTATTGTGGTACATTTACATTGCTTCACATTTTAAACTCGTAGGACGTCCATTCTATCGTCTTAGGAAGATTTCTGTTACCAATCGTTTCAGTTGTGTTCGTTTGTCCACTGTAAAGTTTATCTGACTTGTCCCTGTTACATTTCCAATGTGTCAATTGTAAGTTGTCCATGTTTGATGGATTTCCACCTTTAGAAACTGGAATGATATGATCAATTGCTGGAGACAGTGGATGCGGATAAGCAAGCGTCTTGTCCACGTCTTGACCACAGATGCCACAGGTGTGTTTAGTCTTTAGTAGCCGTTTCTTATTCCGTTCAAATGCCACACGGTGGGGGCCTTTTTTATCTAGCCTTTCAATTGCCATATGGGGGGCCTTTCTAAATATAATAAAAAGCCACTCAATGAGTGACTAATTGGTTAACCATTGATAAATAGCGAATGATTGCTAAGCCTATTGCCTACCCCATTCTGGGACACTTCTATTTATCTTATAGGAACAGTCGGAATCGAACCGACCTCAAACTAACCCAAGAGTATTCCCACAGATAATAGGTGTACAGTCTATTATCTAATTATGCAAGAGCGTACCTTGCAAATATGATAGCACCACTATCACATTTATGATTTGTCAGCGTAACTAATCGAACCGTTTAACTATATCGTGGGCCACACGCTTGTAGGTCTCTGAGTTGATATAGCATGGTAGAAAAACCAACACGTCAGTACGTAACTGCCTTTCGGAATGTTGGGTAGCTCTTTCGAGCAGACAACCATTGCACGAATCGAACGTGCGTCGCCAGTATGGTTACTTTTTTTTGGAAGGAGGATACGGAATCCTATTACAATTTTTGTTTTAGTAGCAGTAACGGCCTGCAAACCTACACTACTAATTGAGCCCGTAGGATTCGAACCTAACCACAATAGAAGTTCCTATAGCATCTATTGTCCACCAACCTCATGGCTCACCAGTATTTCTTTTTTCGTGTCGCTACCAAACGACAACATCAACTTCAAAATAGTAAGTTCGATTTATTTATAAGTAATCGTCTAATCATATGTAGACCAGTTTGTTAATTGTTATCTCTTCTTGCTATTTCGATAATACTATAATACTACTTTACAAAGTATAATGGGTTATATTTTATTATAAATAATACTATTCTATTATTTTGTAGTCTAAATAAGTATATTTAATTTTTCTATCGCTTTTCTTTTGATAGTAAAGTATTTTGCTTTGCTCATTTTCAAACTATCACAAGCATCATCAAACGTTTCGCAATTAACATATCCTGCTAACAATACATTCTGATGTTCTTTATCTTCCAATTGATAAATCATCTTTAGTATTTCTGATTTTCGTTTGAGATTCTTTTGTATTTGTTCAATTTGAGTATCGCATCTATCAATGATAGCTACATTCTTGTCAGTCTGTGACTGCTTGATTCCGCCAGATACTTTCATATCATTCCATTGAGGACTACTTAAGACAGAACCTCTAGTAGCCTCTATATCTTTTTCAAGTTCAATTGTATTTGTTTTAATTGCCTTTAATTCTTTTAACAACATATCAGCTTTCGTCTGATTTCGCCCCATTCCAAGTCTCCTTATGGTATAATATAGTTACGAACTAATACCAAGGCGCTCTTTCGTGGGGCGCTTTTTGTTGTCTTATCGAAACCTCTCTTTTATTTATTTTTGGACAGGCACACGATCCGCATTGAAATTCTCACGATGCCTTATTTAATAACTGGTAACCGATAACCAGCTTTAGATTAGTATTTATTACGTAAGGAGACCTCCATTTTTTAATTTCGGTTAATACCAACCGAGCGAGTCGAACGCTCGTGATACCGTTGTTGGTTATTTCAGTTGCATGATCATATCGATATGTGGGGCAAGGATTGGTTGTAAAACAGGAACTAAAAACGAAACTGCAATGAATACGATGCCAATTAATAAAAGAGTCAAGGCTAATTTTATTTTTTCGCCATCCTCGTCTGCAGCAACTGCTACTATAAATGCTGCTATAAATAAACTTCCTAAGATCCACACTGAATCAATAGCACTTAACACTCTATATACTTGCCATTCATGTAACAACCGCTCATAAATCTGTGGTGCATTCATATTCAGACTGCTTACAATTTTCTCTAGTTCACTAGCTGATATATCTAAAATCTTCGCTAGTGGTTTAATTAGTTCGTTCACTCCTCTACCTCCTCAATTTCAAACCAATGTTTATTCCCACCGTAGTCAATCCGTGTAACGTTTTTGTCCTCTACTGGGTCAAATCCATGTGCACCAAATTTAAACTCGTTAAGGCACACGTCATGGAATCCTTGGATTGCTTGCTCCTTAGTTTCAAAGCTACCTTTTAATATGCGTTCTGCATCGTCACAATAATATAAGTTGTATGTCATAATTCCCTCACTGATACCCATACATAATCTGGATAATTCTTCATTGAATTTTCTTTGCTAATCAATAAGTCGCGTTGATAATTGTGATTATTCATCAGAATTTCACTAGCTAGTGTTTTCGGCACCTCAATTGTAGGTGGTCCTACTTTCTGACCGTTTACATATTCTTTTAGGTTTTTAAACGTATAATCAGTTTCTGTTTCGCTGACTATTACTGCTCCTACCCAATCTGGTTCGTTCATTTCAACTCCTCCAAACTAACCCACTTAAACTGTGGAAACCGTTCTGCTTCTTTGCGTGTTAATAACATAGCATTGTTAAAATCATCTACTCCAAAACATAAACCGCTTTTTGTATCAATGTCTACATACTGTCCATTTATACTTTTCAACACTCCTAATTCTTCAGTCATTTGTTACCTCGCTTAAAATCGCAATAGCTTTCTCATATTTGTCAATCAATAACTTTGCATTGTCCATATCCTCAAAACGATTTTCATTATAAAAACTCTTTAAAAAATCTAAATTATCCTCTAGCGCTTCGATTGGAAGCTGTAATTCTTCAGTGTTAATTAATTCAGGCATGTTTTATCCCCCATTTCCTGTCAACTCAGCAATTCTCGCAGTCTTATCAGCTGATTCTTCACTTACTTTTTTAAGCTGATACTGCGTTCTGTCTAGTTGACCAGTAAGTCCTTTGATTTGTTGGTCTTTTGATTTGAGTTCTGTTTTGAGTTGGTTATTACGTTGTTTTAATTGATTATTTTCTTTATTAACAATACTGCAAGCGAGCATAATGCCAATAAGAAGTCCTAATAAAATAAGGTTGAGCCACAACAAAAAATCATTCTTCATTCTTCCACGCTTTCTAGTAAGTCACTGTTTTGATAAATAAAGCTATACCCAAATACTTTATTACGTCTGCCTGCAAGGCATTCAGAAATATTTCCATTAGACTTCATATTTAAAAAATATTGAGCGTCTTTTATACTTTTGAATTTTCCGTCTTTTAACATTAGTATTGGTTTTTTGTTCTTATCTGCTTTTTTTGATACTGCTACTACTTCTTTATCCATCACTCTTTAACCCATTTCAACACAACGTCTCCTTCTTTTTCATACGTATCTACCCATCGCTGCTCACCATCGGAAAAGATACATAACCTTAACGGATAACCCATTTCATCAAATTGGATTACATTTGAACGTATTTTTATTCTCGGTATATCCTTCTTTTTGAAGAACATCATTCCACTTCCTCCAAAAATTCTAAATAGCGTGGGTCAATAGCTTTAACTTCTGCTCGTGTGAATTTGGTTTTGTCAAATTCATCATAAGTGTTTGATAGAAAATGTGTTCCATCTCTTTTGTCAATATTTAAATATCCATTCTCACCACTCATTAAATGTACATAATACAAAGGCTCTTCCACTTCCCATTTACCATCAAGGATGGCTTGGTTTACTTTTAGTTTTAATTCGCTAGTGTTAAATATTCTGTTTAATTCACCATCTGAATTATATAAAAGCTTTATTACATTTTGTTTTAAATCATCATCATTAATCGTAAATTTCTTTAATAATTCATTTTCTTCTCTTGTTAACTTAATCATTTAAAACCTCTATATCGTATCTATTCTTATTAGAAAAGTTCAGTAATAAATCTACAATTTCTCCGTGAGCCATTACCCAAAAATCATCATTTCTGTATTTGATTTCATAAACGTCATAATCATTCCATTTACAATCAGTGATTTTTACAATGTCACCGTCTTTGATTTCTTGATTATTTATATCTTTAAAAATCATTTAATCACCCCACACATCATTAATATTAGTATTACTGTTAAAATCGCAAAGATTGCCAGTAGTAAATAAATTAAAATCATTCTTCTACCCCTTAATTTCTACTAAATGGCTATCACAATCCTCTGTGTAAGAAATCAATTGAATAGCTTTACGTGAATTAATCCAACCGTTTTTATCTTCGTAGTCATCTGTTTTTTTGACTGTTCCGAATTGACGTAAAATAACACCATTTTCGTCTACTTCTTTTTCAAATGTATGCCTGTGCCCTGTGTGAACTTCTCTTACTTTTGTTGTAAAGAAAATATCTTCAAATTCAGTCGCAAATTTCATTGGAAGTTCTTTTAATTTAACGGTATGACCGTGCGATAACATCACTCCTATAGGTCCTACCTTATAAGCCATTCTCCATCTATTATGATTGTTTAGCTTAACATCTGGATACTTAGCCATTAGATACTCATTAAATACATATTCAAGCTCTGAATGATTGCCAATAGCATATTCAAACCTAACTTCATTTGAGTTACTCAAGGCAGTCGTTATAATCTCATTGAAAAAAGTTTTAGCATCTTGTACAGCTTGTGGCATATTGACTGTTTCTAATTGTGTGCCTCTTACCGTAGAAGATGATGTCATAAATGCACTATGGAATAAGTCTCCTAGTTGCTCGATAACAATTGTATTAAACCCATTTCGAATAAACTCTTTAATTTTTTCAGTTTTAACTTCTAAGTGTTCAATTTTAGTAACCCCAAAATGTAAGTCGGCAAGCGGGATAATTAAGATATCTTTTCCGCTATTTAATTTAACTGGTTTTATTGGTTTTACTTTACCAGCCAATAAATCAGTTAATTTATTTGTTGACATTTTAGTTCTTGGTCTTACTGTGATAGTTGATTGATAATTATAAAATGCACTACCTTCAAGAGGCGTTGTCCATTCATTTGATTTACCAGAAACGATTTCCCAGTCATCTGGATCAAAACCATGTAAGGATAATAGTTGCTCTTCAGTTAAAAGTTGACCTTCGCTTAACTTTAATTTTATTGAGTGTGTGAGTGATTTTTTCCCATTCCTATGCATGTCATATTGACTAAGTGTCTTGTGGCTACCTTTAATCCGTTTAAATTCTGCATACCAGTCTGAATTTTCTTTTTTTCGGCAATAGCTTCTTAAGTCATCGCCTTTGTAATGGTCAGGGTTATCAAGTTTATTTAACTCTTTAGTCCTATTTTCCCAACTCAAATCAAAGTAGTTTCTTAAAATGTAAATTACGTTTTCTTGGTTAAACTGTTTAGCCATTCTTACCCTCCAACCAGACTGCTAACATAAGGCAATAGTTAGCCATGTCTTTAAGAGTGTCTGATTTGCTTTCTAATACTTGATTTTTATTCTTGGTAAGATTAACCAACCGTTGGTACTTATCGCTTATACGGACGATTCCAGCCACCTCTCCGAACTGTTCAAGCGATTCTTCAAAGGAACTCCCATAATCTGCATTCTTCTTCAAAAACGTTTGAAAATTTTCGTCATATACTTTTTGCATTGCTTCTGCGTTTATCTTATCCATTCATCACCTCTTTTAATTGTTGAATGATATACTTGATTTCTTCCTTTACATAATTAATATCTCTGTATTCCCCATAAGGCGAAACAGGGGTCCAATCCCATCCGTGCGCACAGTCGAAGCCAATATAGTATCCATTTGTCGGAAAATACTTAACGCCCCCAGCGTTAAATGTAATTCCACCGTGGCACTCGATTTCATTTTCGTCTATTAGACCGACTATATTTTCAGGAACTTCTACATATCCACATAAATGCCATCCTTGTATCATTACGATGACTGCATTATAACCATCAATAACTATGTTTAATTGACCGTTTTTACCTAATATTTCTAAGTCTCGTTTGTATAATTCATTATCCATTCGCTAACCCCCTCATAATAATTTTTGCCTGTCCTTCAGTTGGTGTCTTTGCACGTAACCAAAACTTTTTGATTAATCGCTCTTCCATTTTCAAACGGTCAGCCATTTCTTCAATTGATAATTTGTTATCTGTCATATACTTAATTAAGTAATCGGCAACATCAAGTGGCAACATGCTATCATGTGATTTAATTGCGTGCTTGATAATTAATACATTTTGTCTTTGTTTTCTCATCTTATTAACCTGCTTTCTTCCAAAGCCATTTTTTTAAGTATCTCTCTATATCTCTGTCTTGATACTCCATGGCGTCTTGCTTTATATTCTTCCCATTCCAGTTCCACTTCCTCAGTTTTATGTTCGTTTTGGTTATAGGAATGTTTCATAAATTCATAAAATAAATCTTTATCGTTAAAATAATTTTCAAAATGTTTTAAATATTTTATTGGTGGAATAACACGCCTTGGTTTTAAATTTGATACTGATTTATAAAATCTCTCAAATTCTTCTTCTCCCATCTCTGGTACCATACCTCTTAAAAAATTTTTGTACTCCCTTGGCATGTTTTTGTAAAATCTGTCTTCAATTGTCACTTATTATCCTCAATGCATCTTCCACAGACCTAGCCACTCCAGCTAGTGCGCCTCGTTTTTGCATACTTTCTATAAATATTTTCTGTTCTGGTCTTAATTTTCCAGTTTCATTTTTTACTTCGATGAAGAATGCCTTTGCATCTCCTTTACGGAATCCAGATAAATCACAATATCCTTTAGGCACACCAGTTTCAAACCATCTGCCATTTTGCATTTTAACTTTACCGACGTTTATTCTAAATACTGTATGACCTGCTTTTGATAAACCAACTCTGATTTGATTTTGGATTGTGTGTTCTTGTGTCATGTTCCTCCTAAAAGTTAATGGTACTATTAACCACCTATAAAGTCAGTCATACCAAGTGATTAGACCATTATTTTTAAAAAAAGTTAAAGGTTAATAGTCTTTTTATACTTATATAT